CGGTGACGAGGGCGCCCTCGACCGGGGTGAGGGGGCGCCCGTACCGGGTGAGGCGCAGCGCGAGCACGGCCTCGAACGGCGCCTTGCTGCGCCACCTGCGCCCGTACCGGTGCCGCAGCCGAGCCCGCTCGGTGAGCCGCTCTTGTTCGAGGGCGATCACCTGCTCGTACGACCGCAGTTCCCACAGCTTCATGCGCCGCCACAGACGGAACGTCGAGATCGGGTCGAGCAGCCACCGCGAGAGGCGTACCGACTCCATGTGCTTCGCGGCGCTGATGTCCGCGGCAATGCCGATTGCGTGCCGCGCCGCCTCGACGACGACCACGAACAGGACCGGGATCACGGCGTGCATGCCGACGCCGATCGGGTCGGGCCACGCGGCCGCCCCGTTGAACGCGATCGTCGCGACGGTCAGCAGCCACGCGGTTTGGCGCAGCAGCCCGAGCGGCATACGCAGCCATGTGAGCAGCAGATCGAGCGCGAGCAGCACGAGAATCCCGGCGTCGAGCCCGATCGGGAAGAGCAGCGCGAACGAGCCGAAGTGCTTCGCTTCCGCGAGGGTGCGGACCGCGGCGTACGAGCCGATGAACCCGATCAGGGCGATCACGGCAGCGCCGAGCGCTACGCCGGCGATGAGCTTGCGCTGCAGGGGGGTGAGCTGCGGTCGGTCACGCTCGGGTTCGGTTCGACGCTCGCCGTTACTATCAGCCACGGATCGGCCCTCTGCTCGACAGTTGGGGGCACGGTCCGCCCCGACCTATGGCGTTCGCGGCGCCGGCCGGGGCATTCCGTTGTGCGGGTTCGACCGTAGGTGAACCTGCTTTACAGTGTCAACAAGGTTAGGGCAGGATGAGCGCCATGCCAGAGCGGGAAGAGCCGCCGACACAGGGTGCGGGCGAGGGGGAACCGAGGTTGGGGAACATGTCCCAGGTTGCTGCCGAACTCGGCGTGTCCCGGCAGTACGTGCACACGTGGCGCCGTACGCACGAGGACTTTCCGGCGCCCCGCCGTCGGCCCGGCAGTACCCGTGACGAGTGGGATCTCGACGAGGTGCGCCGCTACTGGTCGACGCGCGACCTACGCCCCGGTGCGCGCACAGATCTACAGCCCGACGACGAGCCGTAACGGGCTCGATACCGACCACACTGAAGGGGAACCAGCCATGCCGATGACCTACGACGAGGTGCAGTCGGACGACCGCGTGAGCTGCCACTCACGCGACGACGCCGAGGGGACCGTGATCCGCAAGTTCATGGGCGGCGAGGACGGCACGACCGGATACGTCGAGATCGAGTTCGACGAGGGCGGGTTCGCCTTCAACTACCCGAAGCAGCTCACCCGCATCGCCGCCCCGGAACCGGCGGCCGAGGTGAGCGCGTAGCCAGACACACAGAGGCGCCCCCGCTGCAGCAGACAGCGGGGGCGCCTTTCTGTGCCTACGCGGCCGCGCGATCCCGAGCTGCTGCTCGCTGCCGAGCCCGGTCGTCGGCCCGCTTCCGGCGCCGAGCCGCCTCGTCGAGTTCCCGCTGCAGGGCGGCGAGCTGCGCGGGCGTCGACCACGTACGGCGGCCGCCGTCGAGCCCGACCGGCGCCGTGCAGTCCGGACCGGCGCACGTCACGATGTCGTCCTCGCCGCCGCCCGCGTGCATCGTGAGATCGCTGCCGCAGTACGGGCACGGCCGATCCATCGTCACGGCGTACCGGTCCACGGTGCCGCCGATCGTCCGCTCGATCCGGCGCGCGGCCTCGCGGGCGACGAGCCCGATCGCCGCCCGGTGATGGTCGCGCAGCGGCATGCACGGCCCCTCGTCACCGCGCAGCCGGCCGAGCAGCCACTCGGCCGCCCGTACCGCGCCGCGGTCGCCCATGGTGAAGTGCCACCGGGCAGGGTCGGCCTCGTCGCGGGCGGCGAGCATGGCGAGGGCGAGCCCGACCGGGTCGCCGGGGATCGACCGGCGCAGCGCCTTGACTGTGTCGCGCTGAATCTCGGCGGCGATCTGATCGGCGATTGAGCACAGAGCGACCTCGACCGCGCGGCACGCGTCGACGACGTGCAGCCGCAGCGGCACCGGGCGCTCGCCGAGCTGTCCGGGGTGCCGGTCGGGGCGCGGCAGGTGGCTGCGCCCCTCGCCGACGTACTCGCAGTGCAGGCACTCGTACCGCGGCCGGCCGTGCTCGTCGGTCTTGGTGACGAGGTGCTGCGCGTGCTGCAGCAGTAGGGCGGTCTCGTCGCGGTCGTGCTCGTCGAGGGTGCGCAGGTACTCGGCCTTGCCCATGGCGGGCGGCCACGTGTCCGAGGTCTGCGAGGTGTCGATCAGGGCGCGCAAGTGGGTCCAGTGGTCGACGACGACCTGCAGGTCGTCGAGGGCGGTACGGGGGCGGGCGGTGTGCTGCATGGTGAGCGCTCCTGTGGTGCGTGGGGCGTAGGCTGATCACACCGCGAAGGGGAACGGGGCGCCCGGTGCTTGCCGGCTTGGGGCGCCCCTCCGTCGTGTCAGACCGTTCGGCGCCGCTTGTCGCGAGCCCGCCGACGGGCAGCGCGCAGTTCACCGCGCGCGAGCACGCCGTGCCGCTCGTTCGGCTGCGAGGGCGGCAGATGATCGACCGGGCTGTACTCGACCCGTCCCTGCGCGTCCCACACGTAGTTCCGGTAACGGTGCATCCCGCGGTGCCCGCGCCGGTAGGCGCAGCGCCAATGCCGGTAGCCGCCGCCCGCCTCGTCGGTGCGCGGGCAGTGGTTGCAGTAGCCGCGCACGACGGCGAGCAGATCGTGCAGGCGGTCGTGCCACACCTTCCGGTAGATGCGCAGCCTCATGACGCGCCCCTCTCTCCCTGGTCTTCGGCACTGGCCTCGGCGGCCGGCATGAACCGCGCGATCTGCCGCATCGCTCGCGCCTCGACGAGATCCCACGCCCGCGCGGCGTCGGCAAGGATCCGGCGGCGCAGCGACATGACCTCGTGGTGGGCGTTGACCGCCTCGGGCAGCGAGGTCGCCTCGGGCAAGTCGAGGCGGCGCTCGATCCGGCCGACGGCGGCACGGTCGAGGATCGCGTCGAGTTCCGCGAAGAGCGGGGCGTCGTAGTGCGGGTGCCGGTGCCGCCATGCCCTGATCTCGTCAAGGGCGGCGGTCACGTGGTCGGCTGCCGGGGCGGCGCTGGTGTTGTCCACGGGGTTCCTCACAGTCTGTGGATGGCGGGCGGGTCAGAGGGTCGGCAGTACGTCGTGCATGTCGCGGCCGGTCGCGTCCGGCTTGTGGCGCCGGGTCGCGGGCGTGCAGTAGCCGGCGAGCGGGTTGCGGGGGCCGTGCAGCCACGCGAGGGCGTCGGCGAGTTCCTCGTCGGTGACCTCGTCGTCGGCGTCGTCGTCGAGGTCGGGCTCGTCGAGGTCGTCGTCGAGGTCGTGTGGCTCGGTCATGCCGCCTCTCCTGTACCGGTGTTGAGCCACGGCGCGAGCGCGCCGAGCACGACGTCGATGCGGGCCTCGGTCCGGTCGGCGATGCACCTGCACTGAGAGGTGCGCTCGCACTTCGGGCACGGAACGGGGCGGCGTAGGGCGTGTTCGAGGACGCGTCGGACGACGAGCGGGGCGGCGCCCACCTTATCGCCCACGCCCATGGGCATGGGCAGCACTTGCTCGTCGTCCTGGTCGACGAGCACGATCTCGGTCGCGCCCTGGTGACCGTGGATGAACTCGACCGACACGCGGCCGCGGTCCCAGAACACGGCCGAGGGGTGCTCGCCGCGCCACCGCACCGAGGCGGTTCCGTCCGGCCACAGCACGCCGTCGGCGACCGACCCGTCGCCGCTCACGCCGCTCACATCGTGGTGACGGCGCACGGTGAACCGCAGCGGCACGAGCTGCTGATCGGGGCGCACGATTCGGCGCCCGGTGAGTTCGAGGGTGGCCTCGTCGAGCAGTGCCCGCGCGGCCTCGTCGTCGACGACGCGACGCGCGAACGCGAGCAGTGCCTCGACGGCGGTCATCGGCTTGTCGGTCATGCTGCTGTCTCCCTGGTCTGTCGGTAGCGGACGTTCACGCCGTAGCCGTTCTCGTGGTCGATCTGTGCGACGGCGGCGCCGAGTTCTGCCCAGTGGCGAGCGGCCTCGGGGTCCGGCCCGCGGCGCTGCTGCTGCTCGCGGCCGCGGCCGCGGCGGGGTCGGGCGCCGCCGAACGTGCCGTCGGGCACGCTCTCGGCGAGCTGCTTGTCGACGGACACCTTCACGAGGACACCTCGCATTCCTGGGGTGCGGTGCGCGCAGCCTCGCGGGCAGCCCGTACCGCCTCGCGAGCCTGCAGATACGTGTCGTTCGGACGACCGGCGGCCGCCGGCTCGGATCCGGTGAGCAGCGCCCGCAGCTCGACCGGCTCGGCGCCGCCGCGGCGTACACCCTCGCGTTCGGCCCGCAGTGCCGCCCGGTAGCCGGGGATGTTGTCGGGGTCGAGGTGCGGGTACGAGGTCGGCTCGAAGGTGCCGACGTGCCGGTCGAGCCGGCGGCGAGCCTCGGCGCGCCACCGGGCGGCGATGTCCTTCGGCATGACCGCCCACGCCGACTCGGCGTAGTGGTCGCCGACCGCCCGGCCGGCGAAGTCGAGGGGCACGTCGCGCAGGATCGCCGCCCACATCGTGAGCTGCGCAGCCTGCTCGGTCTCGTTCACCTTCACGACGCGGTCGTCGACGAGGGCGATCTGCGACAACAGGTCGAGGGTCTCGTCAAGGGTCACGACGCGGTACCTCCGTTCAGGCGCTCGCGCAGCCGGTCGAGCCCGGCGCGCTGCTGCTGTGACTTGGTCATGGGCTGCTGCGCGAAGGGGACGACGACGCCGCCCGGCGCCGCCTCGGTGCGCTCGTTCTCGGCCCACTGCTGCCAGCGGCCGCCGAACCCGGCGGCGCGCACCTGGTCGTCGAGCATGCGCTGCCGGAACTTGCGGGTGACGGCGTCGAGTTGCTGCGCGCTGAGCTGCTCGCGGCCGCCGTCGGCGCGGGCGAGCTGCGCGGCCCGCACGTCCTCGTCGCTCGGCTGCCAGTCGGCGGCGATCTGAGAGAGAGCCGCCCGGCCGCGCGACCCACCTGCAGGTGACTCTCTACCTTCACCCCCCTCGTAGGAGGGGAGGGGAGGGGAGGGGTTCGCGCGCGCACGAGTCCCCGAGCTGTCCCCAGGGGACGCAGCGCGTTGACCTGCATAGTCGTCATATTCCGGCGCGCGGTCCGTCGACGAATCGTCGTCGAATCGGCCGCGATTCTCGTTCGGACCGTCGGCGAATCCGCCGCGGTTCGGCAGCGGATCTTGCACGGCGCGCTGCCGCCGCTTCTTCTCGGCAGCCCGCTCGCGCTTGCTCTCGACCTCGGCGCGCGACGGGTTGTACGGGGCGAGGTAGTCGTGAATGAAAAAGTCGCCGGGCGCCGGCTGCGCGCACTTCGGGTGCCTGCACGAGTGACCGCGTTCGTGCCACAGCCCGGCAGCGACCAACTTCGCGATCTGCGGCTTCGAGCCGTACATCTTCGCGATGACGCCGGGCACGATGCCGTCGGTCAGGTGCTGTGCGGCGTAGGCGCCGCAGCGCAGCCACAACCCGAGCGCCGCGTTCCCGGCAGCGATCATCTTCGGGTGGCTGTGGGCGTTGTCGTCAACGACGAACCATGGCATCGGGGTTCTCCTATCCGAGGGTGAGCTGTCCCTCGGGAACCGAGGTCGTACGGGGGCGGCGCCCGCCTCGCCCGCGCCCGTGGGCGTGGGCGCCAGTGCCGGGGGGCGCCGTGCACTGATGGTCGATCACGTGCGGGCGGGTGCACTCCGCCTTGCGTCGGTGGCAGTCGGCCCACTGCAGGTCGGGTCCGCCCGCCGAGGTGCGTACACACCAGTCGAGCCGGTTCGGCTCGCGCAGCAACGCGGCGGCCGCGGCGGTCAGTTCGTCGGCGTCGGCGGTCACAGCTAGCGCCGCCCGGTTGCCGACGAGCTGCCGCAGTACGGTGCGGCCGCAGCGGCAGCGCTCGCGACGAGCGCCGCCACTGCTGCTCGGGGGGCGGGGCATCAGTACTGCTCGACCCGGTTTCCGCCTCGCTGCGCACGCTTGCGTTCCTCGTGCGCCTCGAACTCGCCCTCGGTCGGCTGCACCGCGAGCAGCTCGGCGACGGTCGCCTCGACGTCCTGCGAGCCGGGCCCGATCTCGTCGAGCGTGCCGTTCATCTTGCGCTGCCGGTACATCGCGCGCTGCACCTCGCGCAGCAGCCGGATTTGATCGCCCTCGGTGGCGACCTCGGCGAGCTTGACCCTGAGCTTCACCTGCGGGTCTTTGTCCTCGTCGGCGGCGTGCCCGGTGTACGTCGTGCTCGCGAACTCGACGACCGCGACGATCCGCGCGCCGGGTGACTCGAACAGCCCGCGGCGCAGGATCGCCGGGATCGCCTGCTGCAGCATCGCGGCGGCGCTGTCGAGCTTGACCTCGACCTCGGCATCTTCGTTCAGCCTCGGCATGGGTGGATCACTTCCTTCGCTTCTTCTTCATGGACCGCTCAAGAGCGGCGTACTGGCGTGCGCCTTCTTCTCTGACCTCGGGGATCGGGCACTCGTCGCGGCGGTGCCGTCCATAGCGGACCGCGAGCAACTCGACCTCGGCGTATCCGACGGCGTCCTCGGCGTGCCCGCACGGGCACGTGAAGTCACCCGAGGCGAGGCTCTTCGCCTTGTTGCTGTCGAGGCGGATCCGCAGCCCGTAGCCGGGGTGCGGGTTGCCGATGGTCGGCCCGATCCCTTTCATGCCGCTCGCCGCATTGCGTCCTGGTCGAGGCGGTCGAGCATCACGTGCAGCGCGGCCTCGGCCTGCAGCGGGAACACGCCGTTGCCGAGCGCCTTGAGCTGCCCCTGCCGCCCGAGGTCAGGCACCTGCGTCACGTGGCCAGGGGGCAACCCCTGCATCCACTCTTCGAGTTCGGTGTTCAGCCGGCCTCGATCGTCAGTTGGCCGGGGTGGCTCGACGCCGAACGCTTCCGCCCACCGCGCGACGGCGGGGGCGTAGATTCCCCAAGCGTCTTCGCCAGTACCGACAGCGGCGGCGTACCCACTCCCTGACCGTGCTTGTCCCGCAGCCGTTCCCGGCGTGCTCGCCACACAGCCGGATCCTTGCCGTCGTCGTGCTGTGACGTCGTCGGCGTCGGCAGCAGCCACTCGACCTCGTCGGCCAGAGTCGGACCGTGCCCGCCTGCTTTCCGCTTGTCGGGATGCTGACTGCCGCCATTCGACCCAAGGTTCGCCGTCGGCGTCTTGAGCAATGGCAAGGATGAACAGCCGTTCGCGGAGGTGGCAGCCGAGAACGTCGCACGCGCGTACAACGATCCATTCCGCATCGAACCCGAGACCGGCAAGGTCTGCGAGTACGGTGTCGAACCCGATCCGAAGGTGGTTGCGGACGTTCTCAAAGATCGCGAGTCGGGGTCGTAGAACGCGAAGGGCACGGGCAATGTCGGGCCAGATGTGCCGGTCATCGGCAGCACCTTTCTGTCGGCCGCCGATACTGAACGGCTGGCACGGATAGCCACCTGTGACGACGTCGGGGCGGCCGTAGAGGTCGACGAGCTGCTGCCAGTCCGCGACGGTCAGATCGCCGATGTTCGGCACCTCGGGGAACCGGTGAGCGAGGATCTTGCAGGCGCTCGGGTCGATGTCCGACACCCACGCGAGCGACCCGCCGAGCAGCCGCTGCACGGCCATGTCGAGCCCGCCGTACCCGGTGCAGAACGACGCGATGAGCGGCCCGTCGGTAACGAGCGGCTGCTGTCCCGGAACCTGCGGCACGGGGTGGGCGGTCGCGCGAATGGTGTCGTCGAGGGTCGGCCGCGGCGGCGCAACGGCCGTACCGGGGATCGTCGAGGCGCCGGTCGCGGCGGGGCGGCGCCTCACGCGGCTGCCCCCATCACGTACCGCTGCACGTACGCGTCGGGCCAATCCGCCTTGCCGAGGGCGTCGCGCTGCGCCTGCGGCATCGTGAACCGCGGCAGCCCGCACCAGTCGTAACCGGCGGCGCGCAGCCACCATGCGTCGGCCTGGTCGGCGCCCTCGTCGTTCTCGAACTGCGCGCCGTCCGCGAGGAACGCGGCCGCGGTCATGTCCCGTTTCGAGGCGGCGCCGTTGTCCGCGGCGTACTTCTTGAGCGTCGCCGGGGCGACGTACGCCCACGGCACGTCGGCGTCGAGCAGCAGTGCTTGCACGACGCCGTGCAGGGCGGCGATCGGCTTGAGCGACCTCGGGTGCATGCGGGTCGGCAGATCCTCGATCACGGCGAGGTGCGGCCGGTGCTCGGCGATCTCGGCGATCAGCGCCCCGCGGATGTGCAGCAGCCGGCGCGGGCCGTCCTTCTGCCGGGTCCGGATCCGGAACGTCGAGCCGTCCGGCCGGCACACGCCGGTCGAGGTGATCGAGAGGTCGAGCCCGAACACGCGGAACTCGTCGGGGCTGCCGGTGCGGCGGTCGTCGAGCAGCAGCTCGTCGCCCACGGCGATCAGACCGGGGATCGTGTCCGTCATGCCGCACCGCCCGAGCGCGGGCTGATCGGGCCGTACAGGGCGCGCAGCACGCCGAGCGGCTGCACCTCGCCGTCGTCCTCGGCCCGCAGCAGCGGCTCGCCGAGCCGGTCAGTGCTGCCGTGCCACTTCCACTCGCGGTCGAACTCGTCGCCCCACAACAGCGACAGGTCCCACGAGTCGCCGCGCGGGTCGCGGTACACGCCGCGGTCGCGGTCGAGGCGGCCGCCGCGCGGGTGGGCCGGCTCGTCCTCGCGCGGCCGGTCGTGCTGTTCCGGCGCCGGAGTGCAGGGGAACGGGCCGTGTTCGGCGTCGAGCCGGTCGGCGATCCCGCGCAGCAGCTCGGCGGCGAGCGACTTGCACACGCCCGGCGTGCGCACGGTGTACGAGCCGTCGCGCTGCACCGCGACCACGATCGCGGCGTTGCCGTTGCGGTCGACGTCGAATCCGATGATGTTCCGGTCGGTCATGCGGGTGCCCCTTCGGTGCTCGGCTCGACCCACGGGCGCAGCGGCCACGCGCGGTCGACGACCGCGTTCGGGTCTGTCTTCCGGAAGTGCTTTTCGAGCCCGGCCGCCTGCTCGGCCGCCCACTCGATCTGTGCGGCGTGCAGCTCGGCGAGCGAGAGATCGCGGAACGCGTAGAACCGCGGCCGCCGGATCGCCTGGATCCGCTCGGGCAAGTCACGCCACCGCGTGTGTGCGATCTCCGCGATCCTGCGGGCGATCTGCGCGGCGGCGAGCGCGTCGAACGAGCAGCCGTGCGCCGCCTCGTCGTCCCACGGCACGCCGTAGACCTGCGCGAGTGTGACGAGCTGCCTCGCCCCTTGCTGCTCGCTCGGGCGCTTGCGGAACTGGTCGGCGTGCTGGTCGAGCACGCGAGTGTCGATCACGTGCAGCGGGGTGCCGTCGAGCCGGTCGTGCAGGGTCGGCAGTTCGTACCGACGGCACTCGCGGTCGAGCAGCGTCAAGTCGTACGACACGTTGTGCCCGACGATCGCCGCCCCGGCGAGCAGCACCTGCCCGGCGAGTTCCGCAGCGATCTCGCCGACGACGTCGCGCGCCGGGTCACCCTTCGCCCGCGCATGCTCGGTCGTGATCTTGTGAACCTCGGTCGCCTCGGCGGGGATCTCGACACCGGGGTCGGCGAGCCATTCGCCGGCCTCGGCCTCGATGCCGCCGCCGCGCGAGAGCACAGCGCCGGTCACGATCCGGTCGTTCTCGACGTCGACGCCCGTCGTCTCCAGATCGAACGCGGACCAACGGCCGAAGTGCCACGTCATCGGCGTGCCCCCGATCCGGGCTGCGCCGCCGCCGGCCACGCGGTCGCGGGCTGCGCGGTCGGCGGTTCGGTTGCGTCCTGGTCGCCGTCGCCGATCACCTCGACGTCGTACACGCCGTCGTCGTCCGGCCCGAGTTCGTCGCCCTCGCCGCCGTCGTCCTGGTCGCCGACCTCGCCCGTCGTCGGGTCGATCCCCTTGTCGATGTCCTCGGCGATCCGCATGAGGTCGAGCGACAGCTCGTCGGACCCGTCGCGTGCGACGTGCCCGGCGCGGTTCGCCCGGTGCCACACCTCGCGCACCTCAGCGGACGTACGGCACTCGCGGGCGTCGGCGAGGTAGTCGGGACGCTCGGCGGGCGCCGCCTCGATCGCCGGGCGGTCGAGGCTGCTCGGGTCGAGGGCGGCCGCCGTGCTGATCGGGCCCGACAGGGCGTGCCGCAGCTTCGGCAGCGACGGCACCACCATGACGACCTGATACTGCTTCGTCTTGCCCTTGCGGACCGCCGAGCGCTGCTCGATCCACATGCGGACGGGCATCAATCCCTGACCGCCGGTCGCCTGCAGAACGGTGTCGAGCCCGCCGGCGAGCGCGTCGGCCGCGTAATAGCTCTTCGTCTCCAGCCGCCACACGCCGAGGTCGGGCAGATCAGGCAGGAACACGCCGATGCGGGACGTCGGGCGGCACACCTCGTCGGCCTTGCGCTCGTGCCAGTCCTCGCCGAACCGCGCGAGGCACACGCACGGCTGCCGCGAGATCTGCTCGGTCACCCCGTCGCAGCGCCGCGAGCAGCCACCGCCCGACCACATCTCGTAGGACTGCGACAGCGGGTCGCCCGCGGGCAGGATCGCCCGCAGCTCGGCCGCCTCGGTGATCACGCGCCACTGCGCGACGGGCTGCCCCTGCGGCGTCCACTGCTCGATCCGGCCGCCGTACAGCTCGGCCGCGGCCGCGATGTACTCGCGCGAGTGCGACGACAGAACGAACGTCTTGCTCTTGACCGGGATCGGCCGGCGACCCGGTTCGGAGTGCGGCCGGCTGTAGCCGGTGCGGATGCGGCCGAGTTCGGCCGCCTGCTTCTTCATGGTCATGATGCGCGATCCCATGGGTCACGCTGCCTTTCGGTTGGATGCGCCCGGCGCCCACGGCGGGTCGATCGCCGGGTACGCGCTCGGGGCGTCGTGCAGGTAGCGGGAGGTTTCGAGGGCGCCGAGGAACGCTCGGAACTGCGCCCGGCCGGACGGCACTTCGATGAACCGGCGACTGCGCGGCCGCAGGTTGAGCAGCGCCGTACGGTGCACCCGCGGCGCCGGCTCGCTGCTGTCGTCCGGCAGCAGCCACTCGGGGGCGTGCCGCAGGGCGGCGAGCTGCAGCGGCTGATCGTCGTAGACCGTGCTCGCCGGCTTCTTCGCGCTCGTCTTGTAGTCGATGAGCCAGAGCTGCCGCCGCCGGAACCGGCCGGTCGGCAGCCACAGCCACAGATCGCCCGTACCGGCGTAACCGCGCTTGCGGTTCATCACGGTCGTCTCGACCGCCTCGACGTCGTGCTCGAAGTCGACGCGCCACAGCCGGAACCACGCGGCGAGCTGCACCGCGTACGGCTCGACCTCGGGGTCGTACGGGAACGGGGTGTTCAGCACGAGCGACACGGCCCGAAGGTGCACGCGGGTGCCGAGGTTGCGAGCCTGGTCGGTGTACTCCCGTGACACCGCGACGAGTTCACGGCGCAGCGCCGTCGGCTCGGTGCGCGCCCGGCGGGCAGTCGTGATCGGGTCGGCGATGACGGCGTCGGCCGTGAGACCGGCCGCCCACGGCACGAGCGCCGGTTTCGCGATGCTGCCGAGCGCGTTCGTGACGCTGATCAGGTCCGGCCCGCCCGCGGGGTCGGTGTAGTACCGCCCGCGCTCGGTGTCGTGCGCCCACTTCGGATCGGTCATCGCGCCGCCCCCGCCCACATCGCGGCGTGTCCGTCGCGCGCACCGTGGAAGAACGCGGCGATGCGGGCGAGGCGCCGTGCACGGACGAACGACGCGTCGGGCAGCGCCGCCGGGCGCGGGCACGTGCAGGGCAGCACGGTCGGGAACTCGCACGGGCGCGGGTGCCGGTGAGTGGACTCGCCCTGTTGCGGCGATCCGCCGCGGGTGTCCTCCTCACCCCCGATGCCGTGCGCGGCGAGCAGCTCGCCGTCGTACTTCGCGAGCAGCTTCTCGACGAACCCGTTCGGGTCGCTGCTGTCGGCGTAGTAGACGCGCAGCGCGTGCTCGACCACGGTCCGGGCGCTCACTCCGCACCCCCCGCACGGTGCGCCCGGATCCGGGCATCGTGCCGTTCCCGTTCGAGCCGGGCGACGTCCGCGGCCATGTCGAGCGCCTCGTCGAGCCCGTACGCGAACGCCTCGGCCCGCCCGACGTCGGCGACGTACTGCCACCCGTCCGGGTCGAGCCACGCCCGCAGGCCGGACACCGCGCCATCGGTGACCGCCCACCGGTCCGAGCCGGCCGACTCACGCTGTACGACGAGTTCGCCGTACCCGCCGCCGAGCCCCTCGGGCAGCGGCACGCGGAACTCGGCCGCAAGGGTGAGCTGCGCGGCGACATGCTTCACGTACTCGGCGCAGATCCACCCCTCGGCGCCGTCGAGGTCCCACCGGTCCGGGTCGGGCATGGTGGCGATCACGTCGTCGGCGAGCTGCCGGTACGACTGCGCGTCGACGACGAGCGAGGACGGATTGAGGTCGTCGCCGAGGATCTCGGCGCGCACCTCGCTGCGGTAGGTGTCCAGCTTCCTGCGCAGGTCTGCGAGCGTCCCGAGCGGCGCCGTGTCGGCCTTGCCGTACTCGTTCAGCAGCTCGTCGCGGGTGCTCATGACGACTCACCCGCCTCGCGGTCGGCGTTCAGCAGCGCGACGAGGTACTCGGCGAGCACGCGGTCGCCGATGTCGACGACCGGACCGGGGCAGCACGAGTAAATACCCGCGTCGACCCGCTCGTGCTCGTCGTGCGGGCAGACAGGCGCGATGAACCGCGGCTCGCTGCGGCCCCGGTAATCGTCCTCGGCGAGCCGCCACTCGCTCAGACCGTCGAGGTCGTGCTCGCGCAGCAGCTCGGCGGCCGCGCGTCGGGCGTTGTCGAGGGCGTTCACGCTGCCTCACCCGCCCCGGCGAGCTGCGGAATGCCGTGCTCGGTACGGAACTCGGCGATCGCCGCCTCGCAGCACACGGGCTCGCCCTCGACGCTGTGCTCGTCCTGATTCGTCGAGTCGTCGGCCGCCTCGTCGGCGGTGAGAACCTCCCACCGCAGCCGGCAGTGCGAGCACGTGTGCGTCTCGGTGCAGGTGACGGTCACCTCGTCGACCTGCGGGCGCTGCCGCAGCTCGGCCGCGATCTCGTCGCAGCGTCGCCGGTAGTCGCCCTCGACGTCGCGGCTCGCGAGGCTGTCACTCACGGACAGGAACCCGAAGTTGCCGAGGCGGCGCGGCAGAACCGCGACCGTGATCGGCCCGCTCGGGGCGACGAACTCGGCGAGGTCGTCGAGACCGGTGAGCCCGAGGTCGGCGGGGCGGCGAGGCTTGAGGGTGACCATCACGCGCCACTCGTCGCGATACGTCTGCTTCACGCGGCCGCACCCCTCTCGGTGCGCTGAGCGGCGGCCGCCCGGCGGTCGGCGAGGGACTGCAACTGCCCGGCGAGGCTGAGCACGAGCAGCCGCTCGGCGAGGCGCCCGCACTGTCGGCCGTACACGGGCAGCTTGGTGCGCACCTCGGCGACGAGGTCGTCGACGAGCCCCTCGAACGGCAGATCTTGCGGCCGCTCGATCAGGTGCGGGTCACGCGCCTGCATGTCGACGAGCCCGTCGAACCGGTCGAGGAACCGGTCGGTGAGCAGCGCCTCGACGACGTCGGTCACGACGTGCTGCACGAACCCCTCGACGTCGAGGGTCACGCCGGTCGGGATCGGCTCGGTTGTGATGCGGTACGGCCCGTCAACGGGCCTGTTGGGCAGTGTCATCGGGAACCCCCGGCAGAGGATGCGAGCAGCAGCGCGATCGCGACGAGCGCGACGATCACGGCGGCGATGATGTTGTCGATCACGGGCGGACCGCCGTCCGGCGGCCGAGGTCGGCGAGCTGCTCGCCGTACAGGGCGGGCACGCCGATGCCGACGAGGCGGGCGCGAACGCCGCCGACCGTGCAGCGGACCGTCATCGACACCCCGGTCGAGTCGGCTCGGGCGTCGCCGACGCCGAGCGCGTGCATCCACTGCTTCCAGTCGGCGAGCGACCGCGGGTGAACGACGAACCGCACCTCGCCGCCGGCCGCCGACACGTCGGGCTTGCCCGGCATGCCGTCGGCCTGCGCCCGCGCGCTGTCGGCGACGTTCTTCGCCCTGCGGCACTGGTCGAGGGCGGCGACGGCGGCCGGGCTCGGCGCGGGCCGGTTCTTGCCGGGCACCGAGAACGGGTCGGTCGACTGCTTGAGCAGTCCCAACTCGTCGAGCACCTGCGCCGCTTCGAGGGCGGGGTCGCCCGAGGTGCCGTGCACGACAGCCGCGGCGATCGTGCGGGCTGCCCGCTCGATGTTCGGGTTCGTCATGCCGACGCCGCCCCTCGGAACTCGGCCGGCACGAACTCGTCGTGCACGAGGGCGACATGTACGCGGATCCGGACGGTCGAGCCGTCGGCGCGCTGCGGCGTCTCGGTGCGCAGCGTCCACAGCGAGGCGCCGTCGAGCTGCGGCGCGCGGTTCACGTCGCCGCCGAGGGCGAACGTCCACGCGGCGAACTGCTCGCCGTCGGCGACGACGACGTGTACGCCGTCCTCGCGAACGAGCGGCGGCCGCACGGTCGGCAACATCAGGTAGTCGATAGCTGCCTCGACCGCCGCGAGCTGCGGGTCGATCTTCGGAGTCTTCGCGGATCGGAGGGGGATAGGCTGTGCGCTCAAGGCACGTGCCTCGCTTTCTGTGTTGAGTGCGGCGCGAGTCGCAGGGGTCGTCCGGATGCCGGTCCGGGGCGGCCCCGACTCGCGTTCCGGGGCGTGTCAGGCGGCAGCCGAGCCGGGGCGGTACTGCGCGAGCTGCTGCTCGGCCTCGGCCCGCTTCTTCTCCTTCGCGGCGGCGCTCTTGGCGCGGCGCGCGGCGACCGACTTGAGGGCGAGCGCGCTGTAATGCGCCTTGCGCAGCGACTCGGCGACCTCGGCGATCTGCTGCTCGCTCGCGTCGGGGTGCATCTCGCGCGCCTTGTCGAGGAACCGCGTGTGATGCGACGCCCTACGGGCGGCGGCGGTACGGGCCGACCGGTTCGGCGTGTTCGCCCAACTCATGTGAGCCGCGAACCTCATCTGCTGCGACCGCTCGCTCGTGTTCACGTCGTGATGTCCCTTCCTCGGGATGACTGCCCACGCCCATGGGCGTGGGCAGTGGGCTGTAAAAAAGAGCGTCTCGGCGAACATCGAGCACTGCGCATATGCGGTCGGCAACGTCCTCCGTGACTGAAGGTCGCTCCCCGGACAGCAGCGCGCCGATCTTGCTCTTCGAGACGCCCACGGCTTCAGCGAGCTTCCGGATATCGATCGATCCGCCGCCCGGCGCCCAGTTCATCAGTCCGCGCAGCGTGTGACTGCTGGTCAGATAGAGCCGGGCAGAGTCCATGAATGCGCCTCCGTTTGCTGCCCACGATCGTGGACAACCCCAGTAGAGCACATCGTTCGAGCGGTGTCCACGATCGTGGGCAGTCCCTCGTGACAATGAAAATCAGCCGACCGTGTACTCTCACCCCCCATAGCTGCCCCTGATCGTGGACAATGTCAGGGAAGTGAAAAAGGTTGTACGGCTTGACCTGCGACTTTCGTACATACGCCCGGATATGGGCGTGGACTGATGAGACTAGAGAGGCGGAGGGATGCCGCAGCAGCGAGACGCGCTTACGGAACTCGTGAAGGCGCATGTCGGCCGAGACCGGCGCATGTCCACCCGCGAGTTTTCCGCCGTTGCTGTGGACCCGGACACCGAGTGGTCGCCGAGCAAGAGCCTTGTTGCGAAGATCATCGGTGACCAGGGGTACGACATCACGCCTCAACTCGTGGGCGCCGTCGCCATCGGCCTAGGGCTCGACCGCGAGGTCGTCGCGGCAGCCGCGCACCTGCAGGTGATCGGGTACACCGACGCCGAGCTGTCGGCAGGGGCGCCGGCCCAACTGATCCGCATCATCGGCGCCGAGGGTGAGCCGACCGATAAGGCTCAAGCGGTAGCCGACCGATGGGACGCTGAAAAGTAAGCGCTCACCCGAACGGGTGGTTCTTCGGTGAAGTGGCGTTTAACCTGCTCATGTTTGGTGACGAGATCACCCACTGTTGCTAGTGATACGCCCTGTGTTTCCGGCTGGCCTCGTCGTAGAGTGATCAGACCTCGCGCGTGTCGAACGGCCGTTCGATTCATGCTGTGCTGAATCGGACGGACGGGAACAGGGGGTCACGTTGTCAGATGTGCGAGTTGAGTCGGTCGAACTCGACCGCGGTACACCGATGATGTACCGCGACTTCGGGACGTACGTCCGGCTTGCTCACGATCCCCAACAGATCGACGAGGCTGCGGCGCTCGCACTTCTGTGCCTCCGCCTGCCACGGCTCGTCGGGAACCTCGAAGTGCAGCGAGTCCAGTAACCCCCCACACCTGCACAGGTACGCCCCGGTAGCCGGCTCGCCGACGAGCCGGGCACCGGGGCGCAGTCGTTTTCAGCCGAGGCGGTCGGCCGGGCTGAGACGAGCATGGGCCGAGCGAGCCCGCTCGGCGCCGGCCGACGACGCGTACCGGGACAGCATCTGCCGCGACGACCAACCCGTGATCCTCATCAGATCGTCTTCGTTCCCGCCGTTCACCTTCCACAGGTGAGCGAAGGTGTGCCGGAACTGATGAGGATGGATCGCGTCGATCTCGGCCTCGGCGCACCGCCGCTTGAGCATGGTCCCCACGCCCCAGATGGTGAAGCGGTGCATCTTCTGCCCGCGGTCGCCCCACCACAGCCACATGTCCTCTTCGAGCGGCTTGCCCTTGTGCTTCGCCGCCGCCCGCAGGTACCGGTCGAGGGCGGTCGCCGCGGTCCGGCCGAACGGCACCGACCGCCATTTGTCCTTCTTCCCGAGGACGCGCAGCACCATGAGGTCGAGGTCGAGGTCGGCGACCTTGCGGTCGGTCAGTTCCGACAGCCGCACGCCCGTGTCGAGGAACAGCAGCAGGATCGCCGTGTCTCGGCGGTCGGCGTACGTCTTGCCCTTGCACACCCGGAACAGCTTGACGAGGTCGGCGTCGGGGATGACGGGCACCTCGGTCTCGGTGACCGTCGGCGGTTTCATCGTCCGCATGGGGGTGCGGTCGATCTCTTCCTCGTCGGTGAGCCAGTTGAAGAAGGTTTTCAGCGCCCGGAAGTGCTGGTGTGCGTTCGCCGGCGACGTACGGGCGATCGTGGCGGCGATGTACGCCTGCACGTGCTCGCGGTGCACCTCGTCGAGTTCGCTCGGTGCGGGTCGGCCGGGCGTCCCTTCCTCGTCGGCGACCGGCTGATAACCCGCGTCCTGGTCGAGCAGGAACCGCGCGAACGAGTTCACGGCGTTCGCGTAGATGCGGATGGTGTTGTCTGACTTGTTCTCTGACTTGAGGGCGCGCAGCCACGAGGCAGCCATGGGCCCGATGTTGTACCGCTCATCTGCCATGAGAATACGATGTGCCCACGATCGTGGACAGTCAAGGCGCTTGGCCCGAAAGCGATGTGCATAGGTCGGGAAAAAGAAATGACCAGCGTTTCCGCTGGTCAGAAGGCGTTTGCGCCCCCGGCAGGACTCGAACCTGCGGCCAAGCGCTTAGAAGGTGTACGAGGTTTAGCGATGTGCTCACCTGCGTTTATGCAGGTCGCCTCAGACCACACTAAAGAAAGGCGCTTGGCCTGAGATTCTTTGGACTTTGACGCGATCCGAGCGGCTGAACGTAGCCCGCCCCGGTCGCCACTGTACGGGCGTCCGGGGCGGTCAGGGTGCGGCTCCGTGCTTTGGACGGAACGGGCCTCGCGCGTGAGGGACCTACCGCACCCGCATGGGGGCACCGGTTAACCATGGCTAACCGGTGCGTGAGGGTGATCCCCTGATCGTTGCATATGCCAAACACAGCGCAAAATTCGAACCTCGGTTCGAATATTGAGCGGATCGCCCGGCGGGACGTCGGGGGAGCGTCGACCGCCGGGCGACCCTGTCATCGGGAGCGCGCGAGTTCGCGCTGCAGGTCGACGCGCGTGCAGCCGTGCAGGGAGCGCACGAGCTGCCCGGCGAGCACCCACCGTGCGGCCGCCGTGCCGTAGGCGACGACGTCCTTATTCGCGGTGCGCACCGGGTGCCCGAACGCCGACGACGACCAGATGCGCCCGTACACCGCGCACACCTCGCTGTTGCGGACGCGTAGGGCGACGCTGCTGTCGACGAGGTGCGGGCACTGCTCGACCGCCTTGCGCGCGCACGGCAGGCACAGCGGCGGGTGCGTCGTCATCAGGTTCTCGGGCCACCCGTTCCAATCGCCCCGGTTGTCCTCGACCACCCACAGCACGCCGCCGTTCCGGTCGCGATCGGCCGGCCGCCCGCACACCTGACACATGAGGTACTGCATCGCCACGCGCTGTCGCTCCGGGTGCACCTCGCCGTACCGCGGGCGGCCGACGCCCTGCGCGAGGGCGCGGCCGTTCCACAGCACGCCGAATTGGTCGCGATCCTCGGGCGCCTCGTCGACGAATGCGATGCCGCCCCGCCCCGAGTACACAACCCTGCGGGTGTGCCGCTGCTCGCCGCTCCATGCCGCGATGAACGGGACGACGTCCGGCCGGGCCGGCGCCGCCTTCACGACGCACACCCGAGGGGGCGGCCGACGCGGGCGACAGCGAAGTGCAGGCGACCGGCCTCGCGGCCGTGATTCCGGTACTCGTCGACCTCGGCGACCGTGGCGACTTGCGACAGCTCGTCGAGCCCGACCGCGAGCAGAGCGCCGCCGGACTGTTCGAGCCCGCGCACCCATCTGAGGTGCTGCACCTTGAGCGCGTAGCCGGTCTCTGGGAACCACAGCAGCGCTACGCCGCCGCTGATGGTGAGCCGCGCGCCGACGTCGGGTACGGACTCGCCAACCGGAATGGCGCCGAGGGACTGCGCCACCTGCCGCATGGTGGCCTCGACGGCGGCCGGGTCGACCTCGTCGAACTGCGGCGCGGGGTAGGTGATCATCAGACAGGGGATCGGCTCGCCGTTGTCCGTCTGTTCGAGCCACGTTCGCACGTTGACCGACATGAGCGTCGAGAGGGGCAGAGCCTCGGCGACCGGCGCCTCGGTGGTCATCGGGTGCCGTCCATGGCCATACTCGCGCCGGCAGCCGCGAACGCCTCGTACAGCGCCATGCCGTCCGTGAGCGCGGTGCCCGGTGGCACGATCCACGATCGGGCGTTCAGCGTGTGCGGGACGACAACGGCGGGCGGCGGTACCCGCAACAGCTCGCCCTCGGCGACGACGGTCGCGTCGTCCTGGTCCCACCCGGCGGCCGAGCCGAGCGGCACGAGCACCTCGACGTACGCCTCGGTGTGCAGCACGGGCCCGACCTCGACGCCCGCAGTGCGCAGCGCCGTGACCGTACGCCACCCGTGCGACCGGTCCATGCGGACGACGTCCCATGCCTTGCCCGCGGGCAGCTCGGCGAGCTGCCCCTGATCCCACGCTGCGAGGGTCTGCGACACGCTCGCGCCGCTGTCCCTGATCCAGTCGACGGACACGAATCCGTCGAACCCGCCGGCCGCCGCGGCGAGGTTCGCTCGGCGGATGTGGTCCTGTGTGGTGCGTCCTGTCGGTGCGCTCTGCGGCAGCGCGTCATTCGTCGTCATGTCACTCGCTCCGCTCGGGAGTAGTCGGGGGAATCGACTCGACGAGCAGTCGCCCGAGTTCGGCGTGCAGCATTTCGGCGTCGGCGTTCGTCAGCACGAGGTCGCCCTCGCCGACTCGGTCGCCGTCCTTGCCCACGGTGAGCGGGATCGCGATACGTCCGGCCGCCGTACGCCGTAACGATCCGATGCGGTCGATGCGTACTCCCTGCGAGGGGTTCGCGGTCACGCCGACACTCCCTCGCCGAACTCGCTGAGTCGTCGTCATGACACGGACCGTAGAAGGGAAACGACAAGGCGACCCGGAAGAAAATTCCGGGTCGCCTTGTGTTCCGGGTGCATCAACTCCGGGCGGCCGAGCGCCCGTTCGAGCTACGCGAGCACGCCGACGTGCTCGGCGATGCGGTGCACATCGCCGCGCATCTGCGGGCGCGGCCGCTTCAAGAGCGCCTGCACAGCCTCGCGCACGAGCGGAAAGTACCTGATCTCTTCCGGCGACGCTTCCATGATCTGTTTGAGCATGTACAGCGTGCCGAAGTCGTCGCCGGTCAGCCGGTGCGAGTGCATGACCTCGACGAGGTACCGCGTCGTCCGTTCGAGCGGCAGCACGCCGCCGGGCTCGGGCACCTCGACGTCGTCGGCAAGGCGCAGCGCCTCGGCCGCGTCGCCTTCCTCGGCGGCGAGGTGCACGCCGTGCATGGCGACGTTGGTCGGGCCGAACGAGGTGTGAAAGTCGTTCCGGTCGACACCGAGCCGCCGAGCGACAGTGCTCGCCTGCGACAGCAGATCCCATGCCGTCGGCGCCTTGCTGTCCCGAATGGCGGCGATGACCGCGGCGAGGTGCAGCGCACCGTACGCCGACAGGTGCTCGGGGGTGGCGTCGTCGCCCGGCCGGCAGTGCTCGATCGTCGTGCGCGCGAGGTCGAGCGAGTCGGCGACCTCGCCACTCGACGTGAGGATGCCGCACACGTTCCATGCCGAGGCGGCGATCAGGGCGGGGTCGCCCGTGCTGTCGGCGATCTGCATCGCCCGGTCGGCGGCGCGCAGCGACAGCTTGCGCTCGCCGACGCGCCGCAAGAACACCTGATGCAGGTGCAGCAGCGAGACGAGCGCGCGAGTCGCGTCGAGTTCGGCCTCGCCGCTCGTGGCGCGCAGCGTGGCGTACGCCTCGGCGAGCAGTCCGGGCAGCATGCCGCCGACGGGCGCGTACCGCTCGGTCTCGGTCTCGTAGATGCCCCACGCCTCGACGACTCGCTCGGCGAGCTGCGGCGCGGTGTACGGGTCGCCGGGCAGCCCGAGCCCGAGGTGCGACGGCGGAGTGTTCAGCGCGCGCCGGATCGCGGGCACCGAGGGGTGCTCGGGTCCGCCGACGAGGCTTAGGTCGATCGCCGAGCCGACGAGGTCGGCGACGTTGTCGAGGTTCAGCTCGCGGGCGATCCGGATGAGCATGGACAGGGAGTCGATACGGATGATGTTCCGCTCGACCTTGCTGAGCCAATCCTCGGACCGACCGACGAGACCGGCGAGGGCGGACTGTGGCTTGCCGACCTTGAGGCGGTAGTACCTGATCCGCTCCCCGGTCGTCATGACAGATGGATTGATCATGGATTCCCCTTGCTGGGCGTAGAGCACTCGTCAACCAGCGTACGGCCGTGACGGGTTGATGCGCTTGGGTCATACTGGGAATCGCCCCTTCGGGGAGCACTCACCCGGCCCTCGCCGTGCACCGCGGCGGGGGCCGACAAACGCACAAAAGCGCCCCTGCCCGGCCGTTAGGCCAGACAGGGGCGCAGTGCTGTCATGCGATGCGGCGGCGCTCGGCAGGCAGCCCGAGCAGCGTCGACGACGGGCTCGGCGACGGGTCGCTCGGCTGCGGGGCGCCGTCGCGCCTGCAGACGAGGGCGTCGGGATCCCATGACGGCGCCTGCAGGCTGTACCCGTCCGGGCATGTCTGCCCGTCGCGTCCGTCGGTTCCGTCCTCGCCGTCCTCGCCGTTCTGCCCGTCTTGCCCGGCCGGTCCGTCGGGACCGGGTGGGCCGGCGGGACCGGTAGGACCGACCGGCCCCTGCGGACCGGTGACCGTGTCGCCGGGATCGCCCTGCGGCCCGGTTGCTCCGGGCGCCGGGGTGATCGTGGGCGCCGCCTTGCCGGGCTCGCCCTGCGGTCCGCGAGGACCGGCCGGACCGGGGATCGGTACCGGCACCTCGGCCCGCCGCGGTAGATCCTCGACCGCCCGCGCCGGGTCCGGCGCGGCCGGCGTCTTTCCCTCGGCCTTGATCTGCTCGCGCAGCACCCGCACGTCGCCGGCGAGCGTCGTCACCGCGTCGCCGCGCAGGTTCGCCTCGGCGATCGCCTCCCTACGGGCGGACGACTCGGCGTCGATGCGGAGCCACACGAGGACAACCGCACCCGACAGCACGAGCAGCACGGCGGCGACCGCGAGCGACCGCCACCGCTGCGCGAGGATCGGCTGAGCATGACGTCGCGTCACGTGGGTTGCCCTCCAAGCTCGACGATCCGGTCGCGTAGCTGCCTGTTCTCGCTCGTGAGCGCCGTGATCTGTCCCTGCAGCGCCGCTTTGTCGGCGCGCTCACTGGCGAGTTCGGCGTACGCCGCGGCGAGCTTCACATCGTTCTCGGAGATCTGCCGCGCGAGCTTGTCTCGCTCTTCCTGCAGGTTGTCGACGAGCGTCGAGTACCCGCCGAGCACGGCGCCGGACTGCGAGGCAGCGTTCGCCCCGCGGTGTCCGATCAGTGCAGCGGCGGCCGCCGCGAGCCCGACGACGATCACGCCGACCGCGCTGAGCGTCGCAGCGTCCACGCGCTACCTCCGGGTTGTGCAGTGGGGTGTGACCGGGGCCGTAAGGCCGGTGTCACCCGCTCGTCGAGTCGCCGCCGAGGTACCGCGCGCCGTCGACCGGTTCGAGCGCCTCGAACCTGGGATAGGCCGGCGGCCGCGCCCACCCGAGGAACACACCCGCGAGGTTCTGCAGGAACGTGCCCGACAGCCGCTCGCCGAGCAGTTCGAGCAGCCTGAACACGAGGTAGTACGCGATGCCGGCCGCGACGGTCACGGCGGCCGTGACGGTGGTCGAGTCGATGTCGAACCCGGCGCGTGCGACCAAGGCGAGCAGCAGCCCGACGAGGTACGGCACGGCGGTTCTCATGAACGAGACGAACAGACCAGTAGGCATAGCGGATCCGTTTCTGACGATCGAATGTTGACGGTCAGTAACCGGATCGGGTGGAGCTCCACTCGATCCGGTTACTGTGTGTGCTACTTCGGGGAGTTGAGGTCAGGCGACGACGGTGAACCCGTGCGCCGCGCCGAGCCGCTTGAGCGACGTCATGCCGGGCAGCCCGTCGGCGTCGGCGCCGCTGTAGCCGTAGCGGCGCTGCAGCAGCGCGTACGCGCTCTTCGTGGCCGTTCCGGCGTGCCCGTCGGCGTACTGCTTCGCGAGCAGCCCCTCGGACACGAGGGCATCCTCGACGTACTCGACGGCGGCGTACGAGACCGGCGTGCCGCTCCTCGGCGGGTCCGCCTTGAACGCCTTCACGAGCTTGCCGAGGCTGACGACCTTCTTCGTCGACGTGCCCGCGGGCAGCTTGAGTTCCTTGCCCGCGGCGAGCTTGTCGACGTCCTTGATCCCGTTCAGGCCGGCGAGAACCTTGACGGTCGTCTTGTGCGCGGCGGCGATCTCGCCGAGGGTGTCGCCGGCCTTGACGGTGTACGTCGACGAGGACGTCGCCGACCCCGAGCTGCTGCTCGCCGCCTTGTACTTGGGACGCCCGTACCCGGCGATGTCCGCCTCGGTCCGCACCCTGCGCGCGCAGATGTTCGCGGTGTTGCCCTCGATCGTGTAGACGAGGCTGCCCGACACCGAGGTCACGATGCCGACGTGATCGATCTTCCCGATCTCGTTCGTGCCCGACCAGTCAAAGAACACGATGTCACCGCGCTTGATCCCCTTCGTACCGGCGTGCCACTGACCGGCCGTCTTGAAGCGCTGCGCGTGCGCCACGGTGTACGCGTAGTCGGTGCCGAAGCACACCGCCTCGTACTCGCCCGACTCGACCGCGGCGCGGGTGATCGTGGCGTTGCACCACGGGAAGTTGTAGGCGTACGCCGAGCCGTTGCGCTCGCGGTACCAAGTCTGTATCGCGTTCGGCTCGCGGGTGCCGATCCACCGCTCGACCGCCCTGATCATCGTGTCGACGCTCATGCGGACGCGCCCCCCTTCGCGGTGTCGTCGCCCTCGGCGGTTGCGTCCTGGTCGACGCCGTCGCCGTCCTCGGCGGGCTCGTCGACCGCCTCGTCGCCGACGGTCTCGGGGCCGGTGTAGAACCCGGCCATGTCCGGGGCGCCGTGCACCTGCGCGAGCAGCGCCTGCTCGTCGTCGACGGTCGGGCCGTTGCCGGTCCGCACGAGGTGCTGCGCCTGCTCTTCCTGGTCGCCGAGCCGCTCGGGGATCGGCCGGTCTGTGTCACCCATGGGTGAGCCCCTTCCTGGGCATGAAAAATGCCCCTGCCGTGTCGGCGAGGGGCGAGCGTGAGGTACGGCGGCGTCGGGTTACGCGGGCTCGAACAGCACCCACGCCACGACGGACGTTTCGGTGTTGCTGCTCGACGTGATCGTGAAACCGACGCCGGGGTTCTTCGTGACCGACAGGTGCCCGAGGGCGCCGCCCCCCGCCTGCCGGAACGGCGCGACGCGGGTGTTCGCGGTCACGGACGCGTTTGCCACGGTGACCGTTCCTGCGACGAGGGTCGAGACGCCCATGCGGGCGCCTGCGCCTTCCTTGATCGCGACGCCGCCGCCGGCCGAGCCGAGGTTCAGTGCCTTCGGGGTGCCGTCCCAGATGTTCCACACGCCGCCGGACTGCCCGGACGCCGCGGCGAGGTACCCGCCGACGTTCAGGTTCCCGCCGACGTCGGTCGGCGGGGCGAGCGCGTCGACCGGTGCCGCCGTCGTGCCGGTCCGCTCGGCGATGTTGAGCCCGCGGCGCAGCACGTCGTTCCCGCCGCCGTCCGACCAGGCTGCGGCAGCAGCGTGCAGGAACCCGGACGCGACCGAGACGTACGCGGAATCCTCGACGCGCACCCCGTACTGCGGCGAGTTGGTCTGTGTGCCGTCGTCGTCCACGCCGGGATAACACGTGATCATGCCGACGATCACGGGTACCTCGGCGCCGTCGACCTTGAGCCCGGCGTACCCGCCGCCGCCCGCGCCGTTGTTGCGGCCGTCGCGGCGAGTCAGCAGGTTCTCGATCTGCAGCGGCGGGTTCCCGACCGCGTCGACCAACACACCGTTCTGCCCGTTGCGGTCCGTCGAGCAGCCCGACAGCAGCATCCCGCCCGAGCCGGTGCCGGTCGCCCAATCGCCGGTCAGGTGGTAGCCGTTGTCGACGTTCCACTCGGCGCGGCAGCCGATCGCGTGCGAGTTGGCCGCGTTGTTGATCTCGAACCCGTTCGCCCCGTTGCCGATCGCCTGGCAGTCGATCAGGGTGAGGTCGGTCATCACCTGCATGGCGAACCCGTGCCACCCGCAGTTGTCGACCATGACGCGGTGACAGCGCCAACTGTAAGGGTGGAACCCGGCGTTGAACTCGGTATGGATCCCGGCGCCGCTGACGCGCCGAACGGTGACGTCACGCAATCCGACGTTCTGAATGTTGCCCGCGGCCCGGATACCGTCGAGGCCCGGTGCCACCACGCCCGATCCGTCGATCATCACGTTCAAAATCCGGTGCTCGGCGCTGATCGTCGAGTACCCGCCCGTCGCGGCGTCGACGAGCGAGATCACTGCCGTGCCCACGAACGACGGCAGAGGCTTGATGTAGCACGGCGGGTCGGTCAGGTTCGGCACGGTCATGAGGTTCGTGTGCGTGCCCTGCAGCGTGACCGCCGGCGGGATCGTGAGCGGTGCACTCGTCCGGTAGGCGCCTGCAGGCAGGTAGACGATGCCGCCCATCGGCGCCGCGGCGAGCGCTGCCTGAATCGCGGCGGTGTCGTCGGTCGCGTTGTCGCCGACCGCCCCGAAGTCGCGGACGTTCAGCCAGTCCCGGACCGAGCCGGCCGCCGCCTCGTCGGTGCCGATGTTGTGCGCCTCGATCCACGCGCGCGAGCTGCCGCCTGCGTCGGCCCACATGCCCTCGACGCCGTCGGGCCCGAAGAACCGAGGCAGGAACCCGTACTCGTCGGTCGTGACTGTCGTGATCGGCATGCTGCCCGCGTCGAGCAGATCGGCGTACGCCGTGCCGCCGGTCGACGAGTCGTAGAAGGTGACGACCGAGCTAGCCGCCACCCCCCACAGACCGTCGGACGGGCGCACGACAAAGTCGCCGATCCCCGCGCCGAACTCGTACCGCATGGTCAGTCCACCACCCAACTAATGCCGGAACCGGGGAGCACGTAATCACCCTTCGCGATGCTGGGATGGTTGACGAGCCACACCTGACCAGGGCGGTCCGAGGCGGCCGAGTAGATCTGAACGCGGCTGATCTCGACGCCGGTCGTGTATGCCATGGCGTACTGATCGCGGGTCGGGTGCCGGTAGGCGGCCGGGATCAGCACGGGCAGCCGCGACTCGTCGCTGCCCGCGAGGGTGCCCGCCGCGCGCTGGAACGAGCCGAGGCGCAAGTGCACGTTGCCGTTGCGCTTCTGCAGCACGCTCTCGGTTCCGACGGTCCACGCGGACAACGGGGAGTTGACGCCGATCACGCCCGAGTCGTCGAACAGGCCGGCCCACGCGTCACCGGTCCACACCCGCACGCGCCCGGTGTTCGTCTCGAAACACATCTCGCCCGGCGCCGGGTTGGGGTTCCTCGTCGACGAGGTGCACGGCCGGATGCGAACGCCGACGTACAGCTCGTTGCGGGCGACGGTGACCGAGTTCGCCCCGGACACGAGATTGACGTTCGCGAGCGGCACCTCGTACACGCCCGTGTCGCCCGTGTTCTGCGTGAGGGTGGGTGCACCGCCGCCGGGGGCGCCCGCTTTGACGACGGCGCGCACGGTCCAGTCGGCCCGGTCCAGCCGCAGCACGACACGGTCGACCCTCGTCGACCCGCTGCTGTTCGCGGTGACCGGCAGGTTCAGCGTAGACGTGCCGGACGTCCACGCGTGCCCGCGCACCGAGGCGTACACGTTGGCGCGCAGGTTCACAGAGAGGCCGGTGCCAGGTGTCACGACGGCGGCGTCGGCGGGCTCGCCGTACACGCCGTCGCCGCTGAAACGGGCGGCGATCTTTTCGTACTCGGTGTCAGTGACCGCCCTGTCGTTGTGCGCCGGGCTCGGCCATGAGTCTTGAGCCACGCGGAAGCCTCCTTATCGGGTTTCGAGCCGGCCGAGTCGGCGGCCGAGCGTGCGCAGGGCTTTGACCATCGCGGGATCGGTCGTCGCTTCCGGCGAGCCGATCAGCGTCGTCACGTATTCGCCCGAGTTGGGGGTCGCCTGCAGGTGGATGGAGCGCACAAGGTTCGCGATCTCGACGCCGTACGGAAGAGCGACGGTGACCCTGTCGCCGAGATCGAAGTCGCGGCCGGCCTTGAGATCCTCGGTGTCAACCGTGACCGTGGCGAGTTCGACCGGGGCGGCGCCGCCGGCGATCTCTTCCTTACCGGCCTGCGTCAGTTCCCCGTTCGTGTCGTTCTCCGCCGAGCCGTCGACGTACTTCTCGACGCGCCACCAGGACGCAGCCGCCGCAGCGTCCGCGGCCTGCACGTACACGCGTCCCGTCGTGCCGGTCTCCGGTTCGGTACCGGCGATCAGCGCGTGCGTGACGTCCGGCGCGGACTGCTTCACTTGGATCGAGCGCAGGTTGCCGAGCCCGATACTGAACCGCGCCGTCGCGGTCAGATCGCGCGGCTGATAGCAGCCGAACAGGATCTGCGTCGCCGTCTGCCGCGTGCGGAACCCGATCGCGCCGCCGTCGACGGCGATGCGTCTGCAGGTGTCGAGCAGCGCCTCGAACCGCGTCTTGACGGTCGTCGAGGTGCCCACGCCGGCGACGCTGTCGAGCGCGAAGTTCGCGATGCGGCGCTCGGCGCGGGCGCCCGGCCCGCAGTTCTCATTGACCAGGGCCCGAATGATCGTCTCGGCGTTCGTGGTGGCGATCTGCCGGTACGTGTTGGCGAGCTGCGCCGTCCACGCGTTCGCCGGGGTGGGCCACGTGATGTAGCCGGCCACGATCGCGAGGTCGTCGGAGAAACTGACGGTGACCCGTCCCGAGCCCGGCGACTCGGTGACCGACCACGAGAAATCGGCCGGGATCTCCAGCGGGCCGGACATCCACACCGCGCCGTCCCGGATGAGCACGAGCCGGTTGCCGGGCTGCAGTTGGGCCATGATGTCCGGCCGTGCGGGCAAGTCGACGCTGCCCGAGCCGGGCTCGTTGAACTTCTTCGTCGCGTCGAGGTTCGTCCAGCCGTCGAGCGGGTCGCCCTGCACGTCGAGGTTCTTGTCGGTGATGAGCAGTTGCACGGCCACCGGTTACGCCGCTCCCTTCGGTTCAGGCTGTCTCGTACCTCGGGTTGAATCGCAGATCGACGGCGCTGCCGGGGCCCGAGCCGTTCAACTGGAATGTCACCGGGTTCTTGCCGGGGGCGAGCCCCCACAGAACGGCGCTCGGCCAGTCGAGCGCGCCGACCCAGTTCGAACCGTCCTGGTAGCGCACGGTCGGCGGATCCGTGGAGATCGTGACTTGCTGGCCGGCGAGCAGGTTGCCGTGCCCGACCGCTGTCGGGTCGACCGAGAACGACTCGCCGCTGCCCTCGTGCGTGAACGTGATCAGGCTCGCGGGACCGGCGACGGTCCACTTCGGCCACACGATCACGTCGCCGGGGTTCGTGACCTCGGTCGCGCCGAGCACCTGCGACGACGAGATCGTCGGGTACGGCGTGAAGAACGAACTCAGGCTGCCGGTTTCCCGGTGCACGGCAACCTCGACCGGGTCGACCCAGTAAGGGTCTTCACACCACAGCGAGATCGCTGCGGCGTCCGAGACGATCCCGGACCCCTTCGAGCCGCGCCCCTCGAACCCCTCGCGGTAGTAGACGGCGATCCGCCGCCGCGTGCCGTCCGGCCGGGCGATCTCCAACCATCCCGGCGTGCGCTTACCGTCCGGCCCTTCGCGCAGGGTGCGCGTGAACGCGGTCGCGAGCGCGCGCCATCGGCCGATGAACTCGACGTGCGTCTCGCCGTAGACGTACAGCGGCCACACGATCGCCCTCGGCTGCGCACTGGCGTACCGCAGCCGCGCGCCGCCCCGAGGGTGCGCGTCGGTGGTCAACTCGTACGGCGTAGCGCCGAGCCCGGACACGCCGTCGGCGAGCGTGAACCAGCCGGCCGCCTCGTCGTTCAGCGGCCATACCTTGCCGGTCGGGTCGGTGTACGTGGCTGTCGCGAACCCGATCTCGGGTAGGGGGACCGGCGTACTGCCGCCCCCGCCCGTATCGGGCGGGGTGACTACCGGTGCGGTGATCAGCGGCATTTAACGCGGCCTCCCCACCCGAGCGAGTGCATCCTGTCGCCGCTGCAGCAGCTCCAGGTCGCGCACGGTCATGTCGAGCGTGCGCGGATAGATGTTGTACGTGTGGCCCGAGTCGACGGCCGTCTGCCCGCCGCCGGACGGCAGCGCCGCCCGCACCGCCGCGGCGGCCGGTACTGCCTGCGGCAGGCTCCGGGCAACGTTCCGCACCACTGCGGCGCCGACCGCCGCGACCGACGAGTCGTGATCGATGACGGTCTGTCCGCCGCCGAACTGCAGCAGCTCGGGCCCGTTCTCGCCGACCCACGCCACCTCGCCGGGGCGCGGTCGGCCGCCGTCGGCGTAGCCGGCGAACCCGTACCGGTGCGTGAACAAGCCGCTCTTGTACGAGCGGGCGCGAGACCCGACGACGACGCCGTCGCCGCCGCGCGACTCGACGTTCACGCCGTTGATCGTTCCGGCGGTGTGACCGACACCTGAGTTCGTGATGCCGATCATGTACGGCGAGCGCCGGTTGAGCACCCAACCCGGCGGCGCCGTCCGGCCCGAGAACGAGCCGGTCGCCCATCGGCGGTGTGGTTTCTGCCCGCGGATCACGGACTCAATGGCCGAGACGAACCCGCTACAGTCCCACGACGGATTGCCATTTCCGCCCCACTGATAACGCTTCCCGTCCTGAGTGCGCGCCCACGACAGACCGGCCCGGTATCCCTTACCGCCGATCCCGGCCTTTTCCATCTCCTTATCGGCCTCGCCGGAATACCCGATGATCTCTTTGATCATGCGGCGCGGGACGCCGGTAATCATGTCGCGATAGGTCGACTTAGAACCGGCGATCTTGTCGAGCAGCGGCCGCACAACGCGGTTCAGCCCGGCCTCGGCGGACGCTTTTACGCCGTCCTTGAGCCAGTCGAACCCGGCCTTTGCCAGGTCGACAGGCTTGGACACGGCGTTTTTCACCCATCCGAGAATGCCGCCCTTCGCGAACCCCTCGCCCTGGTACTGCGCGAGGGACTGACCGCGCATCGCTGCATGGTTGACCGCGAACAGTCGTGCCCGCTCGTACGGGTCGCTCATAGCCTCGGACACGTACACGCCTTCACCGCGGCGCATTGGCACGAGCTGATCGTCGCCCTGCCGGTACGACGACTGTCCGGGCAGTACGCCGCCGCGAGCGAACCCCTTGATCTTGTCGAGTTTGGGGGCGCCGAACGTTCCTGCAACGGCATTCCAGACCTTGACAATTCCGCCGTTGTAAACCGTGTCGATGATGAAAGCGACGGGGGTTTTCGCGATGCCCTTGACTTTGTCCCAGGCGATTTTGATCGCCTTGCGGGCCGACTCGAATGCGCCGCCCACGGCGCCCGTCGCCGATTTCAGCCGGTCGAATACGGGTTTGATCCCCGAGTTGTAGACCGTCGAAATTACGGACTTGATCCCGGACAGGGCGGGCGACACGGCATTTTGCCAGAGCCATTTAAATACGCCGCCCACGGCGTTCAGCCCGGATTTCACGTAGCCGAAATACAGCTTGACCCCGGACCACCACCACGAGGCGAGCGTCACGATCCCGCGGAACGCCGGGGCGATCGCCTTGTTCCACAGCCACGATGCGGCGGCGCCGAGGGCGGACAGTCCGGCCTTGACGAACCCGAAATAGACCTTGACGCCGGCCCACCACCACGAGGCGAGCGCGACGATCCCGCGGAATGCCGGGCCGATCGCGTTGTTCCACAGCCACCCGGCGATCGCGCCGAGCGCCTTGAACGCGAGCACGAGCGGCGCGATCACGATCACGGCGAGGACGGTGAACAGGATCTTTCCGGCTGTGGCGATCGCCGAGAACACGGGCGACAGTACGGTCGACCACAGCCACACCGCGGCGGCGCCGATCGCCTGCAGCCCGATCTTGAGGTACTCGAACCCCGGCTTGAGCGCTGCGTTCCACAGCAGATCCCAACCGGCCTTGATCCCGGCCCACGCTGCCTGTACCCCGGTGCGGAACCAAGTGACCTTGTTGTACGCGACGACCGCGGCCGCGACGAGCGCGAGGATCCCGACGACGATCAACCCGACAGGGTTCGCCGACATGACCGCGTTCAAGATGCCCTGCGCCACGGCCCACCCGCGGGTGACCGCGGTCGCCGCGAGGATCACGCCGCGGTAGATCGAGAACGCGGCGGTCATGCCCCACGTGGCGATCGTGGACGCGCCCGCCACGATGGCGACGCCGCCGATCGCGACGCCGAGCGGGATGAGCCAAGCGCCGTACTCGCGCACCCACTGCACGCCCGCGGCGAACGCGTCGCCGACACCCTTCGCGGCGGGCACGAGGACGTTCACGAGGGCGCCGCCGACCGTCTGCGCGGGCGGCAGCACGTAGTCGTTCAGGAACGTGCCGAACGACTTGAGCGCGGGCAGCGCGTACTTGTCCGCGAAGTTGGCGAGCCCCTGCAGCGCCTGCCGCTTGAACACCTCGATCTGATTCGCGGCGGTGTTGTGCAGGGTCTTGCCCATCTTGTCGGCCGCGCCGCCGACCTTGCCGAGCCCGTCGGCCGCCTTGCTCGGGTCGAGCGCGAACAACGCCTGCCCGAGATCCTCGCTCTGCGTTCCGAAGAGCGCGACCGCCGCCTGCGACTGCAGAACCGGATCCTTGATCCCGCGCAGCCGGTCGAGGGTGAGGTCGAGCACGCCGTTCGCGGCCTTGCCACCCTTGGCGAATTTCGCCGCCATGTCGTCGGCGTTGAGCCCGAGCATCTGAAACCCGGTCGCCGTCGTCTTGCTGCCGTCGACCGCCCGGATCGAGAACTCTTTGATGCTGTCGGCGACGATGTCGCCGTCGCGGGCACCCGCCTGCAGACCCTGATTGATCAGACCGATCGCGGTCGAGCCCGACAGGCCGGCCTTACGCCACTGCGTCGAGTACTCGTTGACCGTGTCGATCAGGTCGCCGGCCTTATCGGCGCCCGACTGGAACCCGGCCGTGAGTAGGTCGAACCCTTCCTTGCCGTTCTTGACGAGCCCGGTCCGGATGAGCTGCCCGACCGCCTTTGTCGACTCGCCGACATCGGCGTCGAACGTCTCGGCGAGGTTCAGCGCCGCCTTGCTGAGCCCGGCAAGTTCCTTCTTCGGAGCGTTGATCGAGGCGACGCCGTTCTGCGCGAGCGCCTTGAGCGAGTCGTTCACTTGGTCGATCGACTCGCCGTACCCCTTGGAGTACACCGAGCCCGCGATCTTCCCAGCGCGCGCCGACTCCTTCTCGGTGAGCCCGAGCTGCGCGCCCAACTTCGCGTTGCTCTTGTCCTGCGCGACCGCCTCGGCGAACCCGGCGGCGAACAGCACGCCCGCCCCGGCGGCGACGCCGACGACGCCCTTCTTCAGGGCGCCGCCCATGCCGCCGAGGAACCCCTGCCCGGCGTCCTGCCCGGCCGAGGTACCGACCCGCGCGGACTCGCCGCTGATCTGCTGATTGAGCAGCCGGCCGAACCCGCGTGCCTCGGGCACGACGGACACGTACCCGACGCCGACCTCGACCGGCATGCGTCATTCCCCCTTGGTCTGCGCGAGGATGTGCTCGTACGCCGCTTTCGCGCGCGCCTTGTCCTGCTCGCCCTGCGCCTCGTCGGGCACCGGGTCGCCCGGCCGCCACGACGGCTTAGGCCACGGCAGCGCACTGCCGCCCTTCTTCGGGTCGCGGTTAGCGTTGACGAACGCCGTCAGCAGCAGCGAGAGCAGATCGCGGCTGTCGGCGGCCGCGTAGTCGATCTGCCGCCACGCGTGCCCGTTGCTCGCACGGGCTGTCGCCCCGTCCGGGGGCAGGTGCTCGACCAGGACGCGCAGCAGCCGCAGCGTGATCTCGCCTCGCCAGTAGGCAGCGAGCGGACCGCCCGGCCCGTAATCGGGGTAGTGGTGGGCGAGGTCCGCCTCGACGGCCTCGGGGTGCTCGCCGAGGACGTCGAGGACGGTGTACGAGTAGGTCTCGACGACGTCGTCGCCGTCGCCTACCCCTTCGTAGGGCGCACCTTCTGCACCTTGTCCTGCGCCTCATTGCGGATGCCGACGTACAGCAGCATCACCGAGTTGACGTCACCGCCGGCCGCGAGGAACTCGTCGAACTGGTCGCCGAGCAGGATGCGCGCGCCGGCCTCGTCGCCCTTCGCCTCGTTGAGATCCTGCTGCATGTCGTCGGGCGTGAAGATCGGGTGCGGGAAGCTGAACACGGCGGGCGCCTCTTCGGGCCCGACCTCGAACTCGACCCGCTCGCCGCCGACCGCGTCGACGTACGAGCGCTTGACGGTCTCCAGCCGGTACCGCGCCTTGCCGGGCTTGCTCATGATCGTGTCTCTCTCTCGGGTGAGCTGCGGGTGAGCATGTGAGGGCGAGGGGCGGTCGGGGCTCACCCAGAACCGCCGCCCCCCGCCCGATCAGGGGGGGCGTTACGGGGTCGCGAGGGAGCGCCACCCCGGCCCGTCGACCCAGTTGCGGCACGACGTGCCGACGGCCGAGTCGCGGTAGGCGTTGAAGGTGACCGGGCGCTGCGTCTCGGTCGACCTCGCCCACTGCTCGTCGTCCTTCGAGGTGAGCCGGGCGCGCGGGAAGAACTTGACGACGTAGATCTCTCCGCCGTCGTCGCCGTAGTCGAGCCCGATGAACAGCAGCCGGCGGAACGGGTTCGCCGGGCTCGCCGCCCGGTCCCACTGCCACGCGGTACCCATGGCGGGCAGCGCGCCGGTACCCGACAGCGGCAGTCCCTCGTACAGGGCGAGGGTCGCGGCGTTCGTCTCCTGCGGCGCGAACTGCGCCGACAGCACGTCCGATTCGACGTCCGAGCGGGTCGGCTCGACCGACTGCGACGAGGTCACATCGGACATGGACAGATCGGACGTGAACGTGAGTCCGTCGTCGGTGGTGTAGCCGACCGGCAGGTACCCGGCGGGGATCGTCGCGAGGGTGCCGTCGGCCTCGGTGAACGGAGCGGTGACCGCCGATGCCGAGTAGTCGGCGGCGAACACGGCCTGTACGAGCTGCTTGCGGATGTACTCGGTGTGCAGCCCGGTTTCGAGCGACACCGGGGTCGGTGTGGACATGCTGTGTCCTCCATGGGAAAACCCCCGGCCGTCGAGCGGTCCGGGGGCGAGTGGTCAGGGTTGGCGGGTGAGCGCGTGATCAGGGGGCGGCGAGGGCGCGGCCGCGCAGGGACACCTCGACGGCGAACGAGCTGCGTTCCTGCCCGCTCACCGGGTCGGGCGCCGAGTCCGGCCCGCCGACGTCGACGACGTCGTACGCCACCGCGCCGCGCCACCCTGGGATCGCGAACACGAGCGCCCGCACGACCTTGACGAGGTCGGCGACGGCGCCCTCGTCGGGCCCCCAACAGTGGATGTCCAGCCGCGGCCGGTCCGTGACCCTGTCGAGCCGGCTGCCGCCGACCCGCTCGATCCGCACGAACCGAGCCGGCCTCGCGCTCGGTACGCGGGTGACGACCGGTACGTCGTCGCCCCGCTCGACGAGCTGCTCGCGCAGGTACCGGCGCACGATGTCGACGCCGTCGGGGAACTCGACCGGCGCCGCCATCACTCGACCCCGCGGGCGGCGTCGAGGGCGCGCAGCAGTGCCCGCCGCGACACCTCGGGGTCGTTGGTCGAGTAGTCGCCGATCACGGCGCCTCGGGCCCGGCGGTCGCCGGTCTCGACGTCGACTCGGAACTGCCCGCCGGCCTCGGATGCCGAGGCGGCCGCGGCGGCGACTGCCCTCGTCTTCCGCTCGATCAGCGCCCGCATTTCCGGCGTGCGCAGGAACGAGGCGATGTTCTGTCGGTTGGGCACGAACCTGTTCGCCACGGCCGGTCACCCCTCGACGCTCTTGAGCCTGATCTCGTAGTGGTGGAACTCGGCCGGCGTGTAGGCCGGACCGGGCGGGCCGATCACCTCGAATGACAGCTCGCCCCACTGCACGCGGGCCGAGCCGTGCACCGTGAGCGAGGCGCCCGCGGTGTCGACCGGGTTGCAGATCATGAGCCATTCGCCGATCTGTGCCGACCGCTGGTCGGTGTCCTCGGCGCCCGTGTTCTGCTGCAGCCACGCGGCGACCTCGGCGTGCGTCGTCGCGCCCGGCGACCAGTCGTCGACCTCGTTCTCGTACCGGTCGGTCGTCCGGCCGGGGTGCTCGACGTCGACGAGGTGCGGCAGCATCTCGTCGGGGATCACAGCAACCGCCGCCCGAAGCACGCCGGATCGGGTCGCCACCCCGGCAGCCCCTCGTCGACGAGCCCGAGCGAGTACGCCGCGTCGGCGTCCGGGTCGGTCTCGTCCTCGGGCTGCAGTTGGGCGATCTCGTCCTCTGTGAGGTACAGCCCGCCGTCCTCCCCGAGCGACTCGGAGTACTGCCCGATCGTGCGCTGCCGGTACCCGCCGGGGTTGGCCATGACCCGCCGGACGACCGCGACGCAGATCGCCCGCAGCGTCGCCTCGTCGGGCGTGTGCCCGCTCGGGATGTGCCGCCGCATGATCGCCGTCGCGTCGTCGAGGTACGCCTCGACCTGCGCCCGTTTCGGGCTGCCCTCGGGGAGGGTGACGGCGGCGCGCGCGGTGTAGTCGCCGACTGTTGCGAACGCCGCCATCGCCCTACTCCTTCGGCTGCTCGGGCTCGACGACGCCGGCCGCCTCGGCGGCCGCGATGATGTCCTCGCGGCTCGCGTCGGCGGCGACCTCGACGTCGTGCTGCTCGGCGAACGCCCGCCATGCCTCGACGCCCGAGCCGCGGCCCGAGCGAGGCGGCGCCTCGTCGCCCGATGCCCCGCCCGCGCCCGTGGGCGTGGGCACCTCGGCCGAGGAATCGGCGTCGGCCCATGCGTGGGCGCCGATCCGCTTTGCCACGTTCGGCGGCACCTCGCTGTCGGGCCCGTACGCCGTGCCGTCGACGTGCACGTACGCGATCAGTCGCCGCCCGCTCATGCGATCACCTGCGCCTTGAAGGTCAGGTTCGGCTCGCGCAGGATCGGCAGACCGACCGCCGCGGCGTGCGTCCACAGCCGGATCGGGTCCTTCGACTTGTACGTCGCCGCGACGACGCCGGGCTGCTCGCTCGCGACGAGGCTGTACTCGGATTCGAGCGCCTCGGCGGTCGTGCCGAGCAGCGTCGCACCGAGTTCGGTCGGCTGCCCCGCGGTCGTCGCGCCCGCCTCGGGCAGCAGCGCGATCGCGTTGCTCGGGGTGATCCGGGTCGAGACGCCGTCGACCTTGACGCGCGCGTCGTACACCTCGAACGGCGGCAGGTTCAGCGAGCGCAGCACGCTGTTCGCCTGCTCGGCGTTCAGCATCGGCGCCGTGCCCGCGGGGGCGAGCGGGAACACCTGCCGAATCACCTGCTCGCACATCGCGAAGTGCTCGACGACCGCGTTCGGCGCGAGGATCACGGCCGGCGACTCGCCGTTCGTGTCCTCGTAGGTGTTGACCCACGAGCGCAGGTCGGTGAGCGGCGTCGCGTTCGCGTGATCCGACCACAGCGTCGCGGCGACGACCGAGTGCGAGGCGGACCGGCCGAAGTCGACGGTCTGCTGCAGCTCGGTGACCGGTGCCTGCGCGTTGACGAGCGCCTGCCCGCGCACGACCTCGAACCGCGCGCCGATGTTGCGGGCGAGGCGCTGCGCGTCACGAGCGATCAGCCGCAGCACGCGGTCGTCGTTCGTGTCGAGCTTCCGCAGCCGCAGCCGGTCGTACTCGTTCAGCGGGATCTTTTCGGAGATCGGGGGCAGCTCGCCCATGACCTTGCCGATCCCCTCGCGGCGGCCGATCTTCGACTCGGCGTCCCACGAGCGGAACGACGCGGTCTCGGCGAGCCCGCCGCCGCCCTTGGTGTACTCGTACGCGATGTCGTCGACCTCGACGTTCGGCAGCCACCGCGAGAGCGTGAAGCGGTTCACCTGCAGATCGGCGAGCGCGGCCCGAATCAGGCCGGTGAGTTCGGTCGGTTCGATGAACTCAGTGTCGAGAGTCCAGCTCATCTCAGATCATCCCCTCTCAGACGAACCGGATCGTGCCGGCAACGTCGGTCTTGCCGGCGGCGTCGACCGCGACGGGCAGTCGCGACGCGCGCACCTTGCCGTGCGTGAGCATCGCGGCCGACGGGTCAACGGTGGTGACGTCGGGCGCCTTGACCGCGGCGTACAGGAACCCGACGAGGGTCTGCCTGCCGTCGCTCGCGGCGCCGTCGTAGGGCCCGTACTTGCCCGGCGTCGCGGTGATCTCGCCGAGCGGGATGCCCGACTTGAAATACCCGTCGGGGTAGTGGGTGGCCTTGGTGAATGCCGAGGTGTCGAGCGAGATCGTCTCGGTCGAGTCCGTGCCGTGCGCGGACCCGAGCCACGACTGATCGTCCGACCCGAACATCTCAGTCGTCTGACCGAGAATCATGGTCTGTCCTCCGTGTTTTCAGCTCTTGTCGGAACCCTTGCCGAGCAGCTCGCGGTACAGATCGCGGCCGGCGTCGACGCCGCCGTTCTTGCTGCTGCCGCCCTTGCGTCCGCCGCGGCGGGCTCCCTGGTCGAATCCGCCGCCGCGGCGACGGCGCGTGTCGCGCCCGCCCTCGCGGTCGTCGTCCTCGTCGTTCTCGTCCTTGCCGGACTTCTTCGGGGCGAGCCGGTCGACGAGTTCAGCGATCGCGTCCTCGTCGACCTCGCCCTCGTCGTCGACGTACCGGCGCAGGTTGACGTCGTCGGCGACGTCCTTCGCGTTGTCGAGACGCCCCTTCGCGGCGGCGAGGAACGCCGAGCGGGCGACCCGCTCGCCGGACTTCACCCGTTCCTGCGCCACGGCGGCCGCGACCGCCTCGTCGACCTTCTTGTCGGCCTCGCTCATGCCCTCGCGCTTGATCCGCGCGAGTTCCTTCGCGGCGCCGGCGTTCGTCTTCGCGCGCGCCTCGTGCTTCTTCGCGAGCGCCTTCCACTTCGCGGCCTCGGCCTTGTCCTCGGCCTTGTCGTCGCCCTCGCCGCCCTCGTCGCCGTCGCCGTCGTCGTCCGTGTCGGACTCGTCGCCGTCGCCGTCCTGGTCGCCGTCCTGATCGCCGCCGTCGGCGTACCAGTAGGGCGAGAACGGCGTGACTGCGTAGGGGTGCGACCAGCCGGCTTCCGATTCGATGCCGGGCAGGTTGGGCAGCGTGCGCGTGCGCATGGTGGTGTCTCCCGTGTCGGGGTGGGTGAGCGGTTGCGTGCGCCGTGTCGGCGCGTCGATCACGGGCTCGGAACGTCGTCCGGGCCGGTGAACTCGTGACGGCGGACCGCGAGCAGCGGCCCGTACTCGCCGTGTTGGCGAGTGATGATCACGTCTCGATAGTCGGGAGCGCGGCCGCCCGCGTCCGACTCCCCGGTGCCTTTCGCAACAGCGTCGTGCGCCTCGCGCAGCAGCGCCTCGTCGATGACGTGCCCCGGATCCTTGCTGCCGACGAGCGGCTCGACCTTGCAGTCGCAGCCGGGGTGAATCGGCATGAGGTTCTCGACCCGGTACCGCTGTGTGCTCGCGAGCGTGCACAGCGCGCAGTTCTTCGTGCCGGTCAGCCGGCGCCGGAAGAACCGCGCCCCGCCTCGCTGCATGGACTGCTGCGCGGCGTGCGTACGGGCGAGCTGCAGGTCGGTCTCGGTGATGGACAGCAGCCGCGTACGCCCTTCGGCGACCGCCTGCGCGTACGCCTTGCCCTTGCTGAGCGCCGTCCAAGTGCTGACGAACGGGCGCGCGTACACCTCTTCGGGCGGCACCCCGCGCAGCGCCTCGGGCAGTTGCACGCCGACCGGCGCCGCGGCGGTGCCGAGCATGTCGGCGATCATCGCCGACAGGTACGCGTCGGTGATCTGCCCCATCTGCGCCTGCGCCGCGAGCACGGTCGGCAGCACTTGCTCGATGTACGCCGCGGCGTCGCCGTCGCGGTGTCCGCCGAGGCTGTCGAACGCGTCGAGGACGAACTGAATCACGCGCGCCCGCAGCGACGTCGACAGGGAGTCGTACCGCTCGGTGAGCGCCGTCTGCAGCGCCTCACCCACCGGTACCCGCCCCCTCGTCGTCGGGCAGGTTGCCCGCCGTCGGCGCCGGGTTCGCGGGCAGCAGCGAGGCGGCGAGCAGCTTCTGCGCCGCGGCGCCGCCCGCGATCCTGCGCACTCGCTGCGGTGTCTCGCCGAGATCCTCGGCGATGACGTCGAGCGGGTAGCCGATGCTCGACAGCTTGGTCGCGGCGTCCGCCTGCACAGCCGGACTCAGGTACTGCGGGTTCGCCCAACGCACCGTTGCCTCGGTGTAGTCCTCGGACACACCCGCCTGCGCGGCCGCGAGGGACATGACCTCTTCGAGTCCCTCGCCGAACGCGGCGATGTGCTCGCGCACCTTCGCAACGTGCATGATGTCGAGCGCCGAGACCGTGTCGGCGCTGATGTTGATCAGGTCGCTCGCGTAGTAGTACGCGGGTGTCTGGGACAAGATCAGCATGTCGCGCACGTCGGACTCGTGCTCTTTCAGGAACCCTGTCAGGTCGGTTGCGTCGAGCTGCCCGAACTGCGCGTTCTCGCCCTCGCTCACCCATACCGTGTTCGGGCCCGGCGTGAACGGCTGCTCGACGACAGTGAGCCCGGTGTCGGGATCCTTGCGCCGAGCGAACTTGTGCCCGCGCACCCACTTCTGCCGGAACCCGGAATACCGCGAGGCAGCCATGCGGTTAAGCACGCCCATGTTCACGCGGTCCTGTGTGTCCAGCACGCACGCGAACTCGGGCTCGGGGTCCTCGCCCAAATCCGGCATGCGGGCGAACTCGACGAGGGGCATGCGGCCGAGGTCGTGCGGCTCGCCCTCGTCGCTGTCGCCGACGTACACCCACGAGTCCGGCCCCCACGGCAGCCGGCGGCCGCTGCACCGCTCGGCGCTGCGGTACGGGAACGAGCGGTCGTCGTACAGCACGCGGGCGTACGCGTAGCCGTCGATGTCGTTGTGATACGCCTTCAACCCGACGAGCGGCTCACCGGTCTCGGGGTCGTACTCGACGACGCACTCGCTCGGGTGCTCGGGCGTGATGAGCGGGCTCGGCCGACGGTTGTCTTCCGTCCTGGTCGGATGCGGTCCGACGAGCATGTACCCGACCGACTGCGCCATCGAGCAGCGCCATACGAGTTTCTGCCGCGAGTCGAGGCGGTTCGCCTGCCACCATCGCGACGCCCGGTCGTCCGGCTCGCCGTCGGGCCCGGTCACGCCGAGGGCGAGCAGCCGGTGCACCGACGCGCCCGCGATCAGCCCGCAGAAGTTCGTGCGCGCCTTGCGCTGAAAGTCGATGAACGCCGCCTCGGCGTTCTTCGGCAACTGCGGCAGAGGCGGCCGGCCGCGGTAGTACAGCCACCACTCGTCGAGCTGTCCTACCCGCTTACGCAGTCGACGCCCGAGGCGCAACAGCATGTAATCCGGGTTGTCTAGCTCCGGAGTCTCGTCGAGCACAGCGCCCCCCTTCGGGTCGGTCAGAACGTGCCGCCGAACATCTCTTCTTCCTCGGCCGCGACGCCCTTCGCGATCGCGTCGAGGCGGCACTGCCACGCGAGTACGGCGGCGACTGCGGCGTCGATCTTCGCCGGGCTGTCGGGGTGCGCCTTGGCGATCTGCAGGCCCGAACGGCTCGGCCTGCGGCGGGCGTTGCACAGATGCCGTACGAGCGCCGACGTCCCGTCGTGAGTGAGTTCGCCCTCGGTGAGCGCGGTGTGGAACTTCTCCAGCGCTCGCACGATCAACGTGCTGCGGCCGCCGGTCATCCACCACTCGACCGGATGGTTCCGGGTCGCCTGCACCTGCAGCCGCGGGCCGTACGCCGCTTCCCAATCCGCCACGTGGCTTTCCCACTTGGCGGGGTCGGCGTAGAACCCGACGACGTCGTACGTCGCGAACGCCTCGTGCACCGCGGCGAGCACCTCGACGACCGGCACCTGCCAGTCGATCGGAGCGCCGTCCGGGCCGAGCTGCGGCCGCTCGGGCTGCTCCCACACGCCGATCGTGAACAGGTGCCCGTCGGACAGTCGGCAGCCGATCAGCGCGGTCGCGTCGGTCACGCCGCGCGCCCGCTTCCGCGAGCCGTCGAACCCGAGCACGATGCGGTCGCCGGGCTGCACCGAGCGGCCGAGGTCGGACGACGCCCGCACCTCGGGCTCGGTGAGCCACGCGTCGGCGGCGTGGGTGATCTGGTTCAACAGGTCGGCGCGCAGATCCTGCGGCTCGTTCGAGGTGTCCCAGAATTCCGACGTGAGCCGCTCGATCGGCGACCATCCCGGCGAGCACGGCGGGTCGTGCAGCACGCACCCGTCGGGGTGATCGCTGCTGTCGCCGTACGCGTACCGCAGCCCGGCGACGAGCGACTGCTCGTCGGTCATGTCGGTCTCGGGCGGCGCCTCGCGGTGATCGGCGAGGATGCCCCGCGCCCGCGACCGGCCGTCGATGATCGCCTGATAGTCGGCCGCTGACTTCTCAGCAACCGACCCGACGCCCGGCGTGTACGCGTTCGGTGTCTCGATCAGCGACCCGCCCAACTTCGCGGCGTTGAACCGCATCACCTTCGCGAGCCGTACGCCGCCGTTCGTCGCGGTCCATTCCTCGGTCTGGTCGAGCGACGCGAAACAGGCGGGGTCGCCCTTTGTCGACGTCGCGCTCGACGTGATCGGGGAGACCTCGCCGCGCGGCAGATAGATCACGGTGTCGAGGACGTCGAGCCCGTAGTCGGTCGACAGCGACCGGCCGCGCGCCATCTCCAAAAGCGGGATCCACGTGTTGTCGGTCTGCTGCTCGGTCACCGCGGCGATACGCACGAGCGGCGTACGGATCGAGTGCCACGGCCGGCCGATCGGCTCGCCGTACGAGTCGAACCCGTCCGCGACGACGTCGGCGCACGCCTCGGTGAGCGCGATCGCCCCGACGAACGGGCTCTTGCCCCACCCTCGCGGCCGGCTGAGCAGCGCGCGGTGAATGACGCGCTTCCCGGTGATCGGGTGCACCTCGTAGTACCGCAGCAGAAACTCAGCCTGCTCGGCCGTCGGGATGAACGGCTCGCCGTCGTCCCGGCCGGGCTGCGCGAGGTTCTGCATCATCCAGTCGAGGACGTAGTACCCGAGCGTCGGACGCTCGCCCTCGTACTCGGGGCCACGCCACGGCATGACGCCCCCCTACGTGCCCGTGCTGTCGCCCTGGTCGGTCTTCCCGCCCGGCATCATCCGCAGGTTCCCGTACCGCTCGCGCGCGGACGGACCGCCCGAGCTGCCGCGCCCCTGGTCGGCGCCGTCCGCCTCGGCGAACACCATGCGCAGCCGGGCCCGGTCCGCGGGCGTCGCGCCGAACGCGGCGACGCGCAGCCGCAGTTCGCCCGCTGCCGACAGATCGCCGCGCCACAGCCGGGCGTGAATCAGGGCGGTGTCGAGCAGGTACTGCCAGTCGGACGAACCGAAGTGCTCGGCCTGCGGCGAGTCGATCCACATCTGCCACCACTCGCGGGTGCGCTCGGGCCACACGAACTCGACGAGCTGCTCGTCGCGCTCGATCCGAAAGTCGGGCAGCTCGGGCGCCTCGGCCCGCTCCCACCTGAGCACGGTCTGCGGGATCGCGTCGGCGTTCCTGCGCGCCTTCCTGCCCGCCGGCTTCGGCGCCGGTCCCATGCCGCCCATGGCTGTACCTCCCGTGTCGGGTGTGCCGCAGCACGCCCGTGTCGGGGCGCTACAGCAGAGAGTCGATTACGTGCTGCAGGTCGCCGAGGCGCTGCGGCGTGCCGCCGAACGTCCGCCCCGTGACCGCGATGTACCGGCCGGTCGCGTACACCTCGACCGAGCCGTCGTCGAGCTGCAGCCGACGCCCTGCATCGCCCGGCAGCCGGCCGTGCCCCCATACGTGCAGACCGTCGCCGCCCTGCGACACCTCGACCCACGTCGAGTCGCCGACCGCGTCGAGGATGTTGCGCGCCCAACCTGCGACCGCGCCCTCGTCGTCGAGGCAGTGATCGAGGTCGAGGCAGACGACGCCGTCGGCGGCGAGAACGAACCCGAGCCCGGCGCCCGCGGTCGAGCGGGCAGCGTCGCGGTACGTCGACCATGTCTCGGGGTCGGTGCTGCTCGCCGTGCCGCCGTCGACGGACACCGGTACCTTGCGCGAGGTGCGCCGCACCCACCGCGGCCGGCTGGTCAGTTCGGCCGGGATCGAGCGGGCAGCGCGGTGAGCAGCAGCTCGGCACGCCGGCTTGCAGAACCGCGCGTGCCGCCGGGCCGTGATCGGCATCGGCTCGTCGCAGTGCTCGCAGGTGCGCCTCGTCGTCATGGGTCCATGATACCGCGGCGTACGCTTTTAGCGCTCTGACCTGCATGTATCAGGTTCGTATCGGGAGTGCGGCAGGCTGAGAGGCGATGTGCGACCCCTCAATCGCGCGCCATCAAATCAGCCTGCCGCATCCCTGCCCGCCCGCCAGCGGACCGCCCACGCCCCGCAGCGTGGCCGTTTTCCCCAGACCCGTACAGAAGTTCAG